TTACCATTCTTTTTGGTCGGCTGTTGGTATGGATACGGATGGCCCTGATTGGAATGATATGATTCTTTATTTGAAGGAAGTCGGGACTAGAGGTTTCGATGCAGATGTCAAAGCCATGGACAGTACTGTTCATGTGACAGTGGCAATGGGACTTTTGGATGCGATCAATGCTTGGTACACCAAGCATAGTGGTTTTGAAGATAAAACGGGCAATATGGTCAGGCGATTATTGATGGAGAATGTTATTTTTACGCCCATAGTCTTGGGTAAAGACGTTTACATGAAGTACAACGGTAATTCGTCTGGCTGTGTTCTTACCACCATATTGAATTGTTATGGAGTTAGATATGCGCTTATGGGTGCTTACTTGTTGACTCCAATGCCACAGGAGATCCGAGGTTTGCACCACTTCAGAGAATTAGTCAGGACCAAGGGTTATGGAGATGATGTAATTGTGTGTTTGTCCGAGAAAGTTTTGCCTTACTTTAACGGTGCAGCTTACCAACGAGTCATGGCGACTATGGGTATAGATGTTGTGAGGGCTGATAAGCTGGAAGGTGATATCCCTGACAAACCAATTGAGGATTGTGAATTCTTGGCCGGCAACACAATTGCAGTTCCGGATGATTTGAATTTGGCCTGCGGAGTCAGGTACTTGTTTAAGATCCAAGAGGAAAGCCTGGGAAAACCGATAAAATTTGTTACAGATTCTATCTCCCGGGTAGAAGCCTCTATTACAAACGCCAACGGGGCTTTATTGCGGCTTCTACCTTACGGTCGGAATTATTTCGAGGCCACAAGGGACGAATTCTTGAGGGAGTTTGAGAAGGAAGACCTTAGGCCAAATCTAGTCATGTGGGGTGATGTTTTAACCTTCTTTAATAATAAGATGGGGACCCATGAGGTCAAGATTACCCGATTTTATGATTGTGATTCTCAGGTTGTTCCTGAGTATCAGCCACAATCTAAACCGGTTGAGATTATGGACTCTACTTCGGTGTCAACTACTCAACCAAGTTTGAGGTCAACTTCAGGACCTGGCGAGACTGCAGCG